TAATACTACTGTTTATAGATTTATTAACAGGTATAAGGAAAAGTGTACATGAAAATAATGTACCATTCAACATTTTTAAGAAATCTTTTTGGATGAATATACAAAGCACCCAACTACGTAAATCGTGGAGGAAGGGTTACGAGTATGGTATAGGTATTTTGGTAATAGCAACATTGAGGGCTTTGATTTTTGGTAAAGAGACCTTAATAACTATATTTTCAAAAGAGTTCAGCCTGATAGAGTTATCCATAATAATTCCTTCTATAATAGAGGTATGGTCTATATTTGAGAACATCGAGGCTGTTTCGGGAAGTAATCCATTAAAGAAGTTGTTCAAACTATTCCCTAATTCATTGCAGATGTTATTAGGAAAGAAAAAGGACGAATAATGAGGTTACTTATAGAGAGATACAACTATGACGATAAACAGACCTTAGGTAGGCTTCATTTGTTAAGCTATGAAGACTATATACTAAGGACTTGGGATTGTCTAGAGCTTTCTTGGAAAAATAATTTTAAGGGGGTATCTTGTATACCTGAGGGAACATACAAAGTGTGTAAACATAACAGCCCTAAATTTGGTAAGTCACTTTGGGTTCAAGATGTCCCAAATAGGAGTGAGATATTAATACATAGAGGAAACTATAATTCAGATATATTAGGTTGCATAATTATAGGTATGGACTTAGGAGATATAAACAATGATGGTTATCTAGATGTAACACAAAGTGTAGATGCAATAAAAGAATTACTAGAGCTTACAAAACTTATTGACTCTCTAATGTTAACAATAACAAGCTCATAAATTAAATATTATGAACAAGAAACTTAATTTAACTAAAATAATATTAATTACTGCTCTAATATTCATAGGGTGGCAAAACTTTTTTAATGACGAGCCCGAAATTATACCTGACCCTGTTACCGTTAAAATTCCGGAAACCACAGGAGCTAGTGGTATTGTGAACTTAGAGCCTGAGGTAGTTATAGATACTGTATATGTAAAGGGAGATGTCATTGAGATTGATAAGGGTTATAAAGAGCTCTATGAAAAAGCTAAAGACTCGTTAGAAAAGAAGGAACTATATTTAGAGGCTATTCAGATAAAGAAATATTCCGATACTATAGTTGATAATGATGAGATAACAATAAAAGGAAAAGCCACTACTAGAGGTAGTTTATTAGACTACTCAGTGGACTACACCATAAAAGAAAAAGAGTTTACTTATATACCTGAGATTGTATCAAGATTTCCAAAGCTTTCTTTAGGATTAGGCTTGGAAGTTGGAGTGCCACTTATGTTAGATGACCCAATGGTGATAAAAGCTAACCTATCGGTTATAAACAAAAAAGGTAAGGAGTTTGGGGTATCATATGATACAAATGGTACTGTGTGGGTTGGAGCAAAAATAATTATAAAACTTAGAAAATAATGTCTAGAATAAAGAATAAGAATGTATATCCACTAAAACTTTATCCAAAGCTTACAGATTACGTAATAGGTTCAAGTGACGAGTCTAATGGTGAGACAGTAAACTTTGAGGTTGGAACACTTACAGGTGTAATAAACGGGGGTGGGTTACCGGATGGAATATTGTCGGGAACTTACCAATGGGTAGTAGGTACGCTTACCTTTAATATCCTAACAATAGTATATAGAATAGGTGGTATAGTATATAGCACTGACCCAACTTCCGTTACACTAGATGTTGGAGGAGCTTTAGCTAGGAAAGATGTAATAGCTGTAAACACAGACAGAAATGTATTTGTAATAAAAGGTACAGAGAGTATAACTCCTGCAAAACCTGTATTAACAAATGCAAACTTATCTTTAGAATTTACTTTCGTTGATATAGCAGCAGGTGCAACAGTACCTACAGGAGTGACATCACAAGATATTTATGATGAGGGCTTAGGTCTTCCCGATGAGTTTACAGCAACAGAGTCTACAGGTAATACTACCATACAATTAGACAGTAATGACAATTCTAATACAGGTACTAAAGCTATAAAGTTTCAATCACCACTAGACGGTGAGACATTTTCATTTTCTACAGATACTCCTGTAACAGTTAACTTTGGTGACTATCTGCAATTTTGGATGAGGATAGAAATATCTCATGAGTCGGGACAAAAAATAAATATAAGGTTCTATAATGGTGTTAATATAGTAAGTAACACGATTACAGTAGTAACAGGTTTTTATAATTTTATTGGTGATTTAGTAAATGAGTGGCAGCTTATATCTATTCCATATTCCGATTTAGGGTTTACAGATGTAGAGTATGATAAGATAGAGTGTGAAATTGATATAAACCCTCTTATACCACAAGGTCAATTTTATATAGACAGTGTAGCAAGGATTAGTGGTTTAGCAGGTGTTGATGACTCTATAAATCACTCAGCATTATTCTTAGATGATGGTACAAACCCACACGGAACAACAAAAGATGATGTAGGTTTAGGTAATGTAGATAATACAAGCGATATAAACAAGCCTGTATCTACAGCTACACAAGCTACACTAGATTTAAAGCAAGATATTATAAATTTTGGTACAGATAACCAAATACCTATAATGAACGTAGGTGGAACTGATTTTGAGTATGATGTAGCCTTAAATTTTGATACAGCAACTAATTCACTTAGCGTAGGTGTAGATAATACAGCAGTAGGTAGATTTAGAGCCTATGGGTCGGGAACAGGTGGTCAACCTCTTGGTGGTGCACTATTCCTATACGCACACGCAGACTTTGATACTTCAAATGATTTTTATGGTATATATGCTTGGGAAGATGATTTAAGAATTGCTGATGCTTTAGATGCCCCAATACTAGAATATACTGCTGCAAATTCAACATGGAATGTGATTAGTGCTTTATATGTAGATACTATAACTGCAGCCACAACAGATACTGATAGATTTTTAGTGTCTGATGGTGGTACAATAAAATATAGAACAGGTGCACAATTGTTAAGTGATATTGGAGCTTCTTCAACAGCACATAATCATACAGTAGATAGTTTATCAAATGTAACCATAACAGCTAACTCTACAGGTGAGCTTCTTAAGTGGAGCGGAACTGCTTGGATTAACAACACTTTATCTGAGGCAGGTATAGAGCCTTTGTTTAGTAAGAATACAGCATTTAATAAAAACTTTGGAACTACAGTAGGTACAGTAGCAGAGGGAAATGATAGTAGAATACTAAATGGTCAGACAGCTTTTGGATGGGGAGACCACTCCTTAGCGGGATACTTAACAAGTTTCTCAGAAACAGACACATTACAATCAGTAACAGCAAGGGGTAATACAACAAACATATATTCTGTTTTTACTAACGGACTAGACGTACTAGGCGACTTTGGCGTTAACGGGGTAATAACTGCATTAGGAGGAACTAGCACACAATGGAACACATCTTTCGGGTGGGGAGACCATTCATTAGAAGGATATTTAACTACTATTTTAGGGCTTAGCCATACACTTCTTAGCGACATAGGCGCAAACACCCATGCTCAAATTGATACACATATTGCGGATAGTACAATACATTTTACTCAGGATAGTATATCTATTACAGAGAGTCAAATTAGCGACTTAGGCAATTATAGCATAGTAGGACATACACATACAGAATCAGATATAACTGATTTACAAGCTTACTTGTTAGATATTACAGGAGAACCATTATCAGATTTATCAGATATAGCTATTACGGCAATAACATCTGGAGAAATATTAAAATGGAGTGGAACAACTTGGATTAATAATACTTTGGCTGAAGCTGGTATATCTGCTGTTGGTCATACCCATACTACATCCGACATAACTAATTTAAGTTCTTACAGTAGTTTTGCGAATTACTACACAAAAACAGAGACTGATTCACTTTTAGGGGGTAAGGAAAATGCTTTTTCTAAAAACACGGCATTTAATAAAAACTTTGGAACTACAGTAGGTACAGTAGCAGAGGGAAATGATAGTAGAATACTAAATGGTCAGACAGCTTTTGGATGGGGAGACCACGCTTTAGA